AATTAGACCTAGAGTGCGCAAATCTGAGCAGCGCTTCCAATAGCCTTTAATGTCGTGACCGTTCAGCGCGGCTCGAGCACCTGCTTCCTCATCAGTCAGGCCCAAAGTGGCGTAAAAGTATTCCTGCAGCAGTAACGCTCGATGGGTATTCACCCGAATAGGGCTCGGCTGGCGGGATGTGTCCGGGTCTGTAGCCCTGAACAGCGGTAGGTCTGTGTAAATCATGTTTCCTTTGTCTTTCTGCTATTTGAGTAGCGATGGTTACTTTACACAATTTAGAAAAGCGGTGGTGGATATCCCAATGGAAACAAAGACACCCACCACCTAGCCCCAGCCACGCTCAAACGAGCTGGGAGTTCCTACGGCAGCACGGGTGGTTTGTCGCCACAGACGTACTGCCAGTGCCATGCCTCAAACTCAGGCGATTTAGGGTCTGAGCCTTGCAGGTAAAAACCGTACTTGGGTGCATTGGCACAGAGCCAATCAAAACACTTGCCACCCATAGAAACTAGGGCACCATCTTTGTCGTAGGCAAGGTCAATGGCAAGCCCAAAGCCGTGGTTAGAAGTACCCGGCACACCACTAGGCGACTTGCCCTTTTTTAGGTACCACAGTTTGTCTTGGTATTTGCGCGTTACTTGTGGTTTACGGCCTGAGTCTTTAAGCGCGTAACGATCACTAAACATTGCAAGTTGTGCATCGAAGGGGCGGTAATCGCCTACATTGCGCAGCTTGAAACCAGCAGCAAGACAATCGGTGTAGAGCTTGTTAAAAGCGACTGCTGCGCCTGTCCACATCTCCCCACCTGTCTTGACCTTTTTGAGCATTGCGGGCGTGAGGTTGCCGTTGCCAACTTTTGCAACTTCGGCGGGTAAAACCATTTTCTTGTGTGGGTAAACCTTTGGCATTGTTATGACTCTGCCGTTGGGTCTTTTGGTTTGTCCTTCAACCCGTTACCAGCCACGATGCCTACGCACGCCCCAGCCAATGTCGATAACACATAAGTAAGGATGCTGACCATTTCTTGGTCAAGCTCTGAGGCTTCCACTGGTTGTACTACGAACAAAACGCCGTAGATCATTGCTAGGACTGATACTACAAGAACGAACGAAAGTGTGATGGCAACAACAAAAACCAGTCGTGCTTTTATTTCCTCGTTGCTGAGTCTTTTTTCTAGTTTCATGGGCACTTACTTTCTAGGAAGCCATTGCCTTTGGTTGTTTCGCAGTTGTGGCGTGCGCGGTCTGCACAGGCCGTGAGGGTGAGCAAGGTAAGACTAAGCAGGGCTAGGCGTTTCATCGGTTGCCTGTGGTCGTGTCAATGGCGCGGGTGGGTCTTGGTCGTGTTCCCAGATTGTTAGCGTTTCACCGAGCAATGCCCAACCAGTGTCGAATCCTTTTTTTGCAAGCATTTCGCAAAGTTCTTCGTTTTTGGTTTTTTCTATCATGCTGAAATCTCTATTAAAGTAATTGTGCTGTTATTTACTGTACTTCCAGTGTTGTCTTGAACTGTAACTAAAGCAGCGCCTATACCAACATTTTTAAATTGTGTTTTATAGGTTTGTGCTGCAATGCTTGCAGGGCTGTCAAGAAACACAGTGTTTTGATTGCCAATGTTTAGATATCGAGCGTCTGCGCCACCTGTGTAGCCAGCGAATTGTGCAAAAGTTTGAATGCTTGTAGTGCCTCGTAAAAGTTGCAAGGCAAGAGCGTTGAACGCACTGGCAGCACTTTTTGAGCAACCTGCTTGGCTGACTAACACAAGGATTTTGTTTGTTGTTGATTGTGGCGTAATAGTTGCCGTCAATCCTGTGTCTGCATAGGTAGCTGTTGAATTGTTTGCAACTGTTGAAGTGTTGCCTTGAACCACTTGCAGGACACGAAACGCGCCTCTCAAATCATTGACGTACGCAGCCGTGAGGATATCCCCAGAAACTGCTGCTGCCGGAAGGTTTGTTGCTGTTGCCATGTTTTGTCTCCTTTAGAAACTTAAAAGGTTAGTAGTTGAAAGAGTACCGAAAATGGCATCGTTGAGTGTGAAATAAGCATTTTGGTCAGTGGACTCAAAAGTATAAGAAACAATGTGGCTGCCGGGTGTGATGTTGTGGGCTATGCCCGACACAATCAGGGTTTGGGTCTCGGTGGCTGGGGTGCCCACTACAAAGTTTTTAACCACGGTGGCGATACTGGTCATGTCAAGGTTCAGCACAATGTTTTGGTTAGTTTCCGACAGTGCAGACATTTCAGTAGATAGGCCAGTAAACCTCAGCACTGGGTTTTGATATTTTCCTAGCAGGTAATTACCTAAAGCAGCCACCTCTGTTGTAGTGCTGTTAAGCAGGTTAGTTATCGCGTACTGCTGAGACTGGTAAAGGGCAATGCTGGCAGCGTTGCTAGTAGTCTGCACAGCCCCAGCGTCTGATTGGGTAATTATGTAGTTGTAAAGCAGCTCATCACCAAATTGGTTAATGAGTGTCTGGTATGGCAACCCTGTGCCATCAGTGTTAAACGTGGCCCCAGCTACAGGGTTCAAAACACTAGATCTACCCTTAAAAGTAAGTACGCCAGCAGCGCTCATAAACAGATAACCCTGCTCGCTTGTGTTTATCAGCTGCAAATAGTTAAGGCAGTTGGTGTCTTGGCTAATAGCAAAAGCGCCAAGCGTGGAACTGCCAGTGTCAATAGATCGTGCACCTTGGTAGTTGATTTCGGCTAGGTCTAGCACAGTGTTGATACGTGCACCTGTGGTTTGTACTGATGGGGTGACAGCGTTAAGGGCTTGGTTGGCAAGCACTGTAAAGTTGTCAGCGCACGACGCGTACATCATGTCTTGATTGCTTATGTCGTAGTCAAGGTTCCAGTCAGTGATTACGCCTGTGTAGATAGGTATGCCATTGGCAAGTATTTGCACCGGGCAACGTGGCAAGACAAACGGGTAGTAAGGGCTGGCGGTGTTGCTTGGGTTTAAAACTTGGCTGGCGTTGTCAAAAGCAATAACAGCTGTGCCAGCATTGAACTGGTCTAACTGTCTAGAACGGCCACGGGTGATGCTGACATTTTCTACAAGACTGGTCAAATCAACAAAGGTCAAACCACCTAAGGTGCCTCGACCTGCAGTGTCTAGAACACCATAGAAAGCGTCGTTTAATTGAAAAGGTGTGCCAAAGCCAATAGTGCTCTGAAAGCCCACCAGCACCTGCATTACTGGGACACTCATGCGGGTGCAAAAACCGTTCCGCTACGGCGCTGGGCTTTTTGGATGGCAGCAATAATGTCCTGACCAATTTGGTCGGGTGTGCTAACAAGCCCGGCATTGACTGTGATGTTCATACCAAGGCCGTTGGCTTTGTTTAACGGTATTACAGCCTCTGGGCCTGCCTCACCAATTAGTGCCATAGTTGGGCTAGTCACAATGCCACCTGTAGCCATAGCTTCAAAACCACGGGCACTGCCAGTGTTGCCGCCACCATCGCCGCCACCAAGCCTGCCGAAACTAACCTCACCAAGGGTGCCGATATCTTTGCCGGGCTTAATTAAGTTGATGCCCTTAATTACCAAGTTAATCATTTTGATGTAGGCGTTAGCCATGAACTCAAAATAGCCAGCGATTCCATTAACAACTGTGCGCACCACGTTGCCAAAGGTGTCAAATTTCTTATAAGCCACAACCAGAGCAACACCTAATGCAATGATGCCAGCCGTAATCAGCACAACAGGGTTAAGAGCCATGGCCGCATTAACCAGCACAACGCTGGCAGCCAACACACCAAAAGCAGCTGCTACAGCCGTGATTAGTGTCGGGTTGTTTTGTGCCCACTCAGCAAACTTCTGCAGCACTGGCAAAGCCTTTTCAAGTATTGGCAACAGTGCAGCGCCCACACCTTCTTTGGCTTCCCCAAGGGCAACACCTAAACGCTTCATAGAGCCTGCAGCAGTGTTAGCAGAGTCAGTGGCGGCACCACCAAAAGTGGCAGACATTGCAGCCATAACCTCATCAAGCGATGCGCCGTCTTTAATCATGCCGCGTAGTTCTGGCGACAGTTTTGCTAGAGCTGTGTAATTACCGCCGTAAGCCTTTTCGAGCGTCTTGGTCACGGTCTCTAGTGATACGCCTTTAGCGGCGGCCACATCCATAGCAAGGTTGGCTGCTTTTTGTGCTTCAGCAATCGAGCCTGTAGCGCGTACAAGACCAGCTAGTGCCGGGCGTAGTTCATCATCAGTAACGCCTTTAAGTTTGCCCTGCTGGGTTATGTATGCCTCAACGCTTTTAACTTGCTTATCAGTAGCGCC